CATTGCGACCACGGAATCAGTTTCTCCATGATTCCCAGAAACTCTTTCTTCTTCGATGATGCCTGCCCCAGCTCGTCGCTGATCAGGCTCATCGTCAATTGCTTCTTCACCTCTTTATTATACCCCTTTTTCGTCCTTTTGGTTGTTCTTTCTTTGTGCGGGATTGCCTTAATCCTTCCTGTACCATTTCGTCTCGTATCCATCCGCCCGCAGCACGACTCCGGGGAGCCAGGGCGGCACACGGCTCATCTGCTCACAGACGGCATTTAGGTCAACGCCCTCGCTCGCCTCGATAATCAGTTCGTCGTGGATGTGCCCGCAGATGAAGCAGTGCGACAGCGTCCGCATGGCGTAACACAGGATGTCCCGCGAGATGGCCTGCACGATGTTTTCCACGAATTTCGGGCCGTAACTCTCGATCCGCTCCCACTTCTTTGTGGCCCCCACGCCTTCGTAGGTGACGGACTCGCCGCCGAAACGGTTCTCGCCGATCTTCGGCTTCACATAAGCCAGCCGCCTGCCGGACGGAAGCTGGATGAACAGCATGGCACTCTGCCATGTGAACCGGATGCCGTGTGTTTCTGTGGACATCCGGCCCTGGATGGCTCTCTTTACCGCATCATCTACATCCCACCAGAAAGCAACGATGTTCGGATTGGACTGCCGCCATGCGGATACCAGCGGCTGAAGCTCCTCCTCTTTCAGCCCCATGTCCAGAGCGCCCATGGCTTTCAGAGCGCCGACGCTGCCGCCGTAACCGAGAGCCAATTCCGCGATCTTACCCTTCTGGCGGAGGTGCCCGTTGACACCATGCTTTTCCACGGGCACACCGAACATCGCAGATGCCGATGCGCAATAGATATCACCGTTGTTGCGGAAAACCTCCGTCCTCCATGTTTCCCCGGCCAGATGCGCGATCACTCTCGCCTCGATGGCGCTGAAGTCGCTGACGATAAACTTGTACCCCGGTTTCGGCACAAAAGCCGTCCGGATCAGCTGGCTGAGGGTGTCCGGCACATCCTCATACAGAAGCCGGAGTATTTCATAATCCCCGGACTTCACGAGGCTGCGGGCATGCGCCAGATCTGGGATATGGTTTTGCGGCAGATTCTGCAATTGGATCAGCCGCCCAGCCCAGCGCCCGGAGCGATTGGCACCATAGAATTGAAACATCCCCCGGCAACGACCGTCGGCACATACACAGTTTTCCATGGCGATGTATTTCTTCACGCTCGACCGGGCTAACTGCTGCCGGAGTTCCAGCGCCTTGGCCAGTTCAGGCGGCGCGGTCTTCAGCAGTTCCTTTACGGCTTTCTTGTCCAGCGACTCTACCTCCATTCCGTGATCGGCAAGCCACTGTTTCATCTGCGCCACAGAATTCGGATTCTCCAGCCGGGTCACCTTCTGCATCTCAGCGGAGAGCTCGTCACGGGATTTGGCATCCAGCTGGATAGCCTGCGCGACCATTTGCCGATCCAGCGCAATGCCGCGATCATTGATTTCCTCGGACAGATGATACTCATCCCATACGGATTCAGGAACCGGAAACCTGGCCAACATCTTCTGGATGCTCATTTCCACCTCAACGTCCCGCTTGTTATACGCCTTAAAGGTGGCCCACTTGTCTGGCGCATGATGCGGGCGATTCCACGTCCTGCCGCCGTTCACCTTGGTGGGCTTGCAGGGCACCGAGAAGTATTTGATCAGCGTCTTGCCCTCGGACATCTTCTGATCCTGCAGCTTCAGCACCGCGCTCACGCCCTCCAGCGACAGGGGCAGACCGATGTATGCCGCCCAGATCATGGAACACCGCCAGGACACAGGGTTCAGGTAATTGCCCACGCTATCTTCCGGGATGCTGTAGCTGCAGAACAGGTCAGGGCGATGTTTCTGCAGCCAGGCGGACAGGCACACCCGCTCAAAGGCCGCATTGAACGCCCATTTGACCACGTTTTCGTCTGCAATAGCCCGCAGCACATCCTCCGGGATCTGTTCCCCGCAGGCCATATCCACCACGAACACCTCGCCGCCGTTGACAGAGTAGCCAAACAGCAGGATTTCAAATTCAGGGTCTTCCGTGTATCTGTAAACACCGCTCTTGCTGAGATCGGTGCCGGATTTCGTCTCCAGGTCGATGGAGAGATATTCAATCTTATCCATGTATCCTCCTGAAAAAAGGCGGCACCAGTCCTGCCGATGCCGCCATGCCCTTATGCTTGTTCAGCGGCCCCATCCTGAGCCTGCTTCTTCTTTTCCCTGTGCCGCCGTACCATGCGCACGATACGCTTGATCGTGTCGACGATACTGCTGATGATGCCTACAGCCATCAGGATGATGATTGCCTCAAAGGCGAAGGTTACCACGAACTCTCTCATCGCTTCATAAGTGAAAATTCCCATTGCCATTCATTCCTTTCTTGTCATGCCGGGCAGCAGAGTTTCCCGCTCTGCTGCTCGGCTTTTTTCGTATCAGGACAGGAAATCATCGTCATCGTTGGTGTCGAAGTCGTCTTCGGCCCGGCTGCGGCTGCCCAGCGGCTCCCCGTCACGAATCTTCTGCAGGTTGTTCAGCCCGCAGGCGATGCCGCGATTGCCGTTGGAGTTGAAGGCGTACAGGGTGATGCTGGCCCGGCCATACACGCCGGAGTACACCTCGGAGCGTTCCAGGATCGGCTGGCGGTCGGCATCCACGATGCCCGGCGCAGTGCTGCTGTTGGCGTTGATGAACATGCACCCCGCGTAGGTGGGATCGCCTTTGCGCTCCTTGTCGCCATCCCGCAGGGGCAGCTTCAGGTCTTCCAGATCGGGCATGTACTTGCTGGTGCCTTTCAGCTTGGACTGGCCTTCCTCATAGGCGGCCTGAATAGCCTTCCTGATCTTCTCGATGGTGACGGTGTCCGTCTTGGGGATGATCAGGGAAACGGAGAACTTGGGCGCTCCACCGTTGATGGACTTGGCCTCCCAGACGTTGGCATAGCTCCAGCGGGTGTTGGGGCCGGTGATGACTTTGCACGGATTCACAAACTTACTCATTGGTATTTTCCTCCTCAAAATCTGTCTTTGCTGTGTTCAGAGCCGGGCGCTTGTCCGACTCAGGGACTAAGGTTGGCTTCCCCGGCGGCTTATATGTCAGCCCGCCGAGAATGTCGTCAAATCGTTTTTTGCCCAGAAGCGCCTTCATGGCCGTAATGCCCAGCAACTTCCGTTCATAGGGGTCTTCGCCCGCCGCTTTTACGGCATTGGCTACAGCTTCATCGTCGGTGTATTTGGTCACCGACCGTCCGGCAACCACCTTGAAGCCTGGGTAGTGTGTGCCTGCGATAGCCTGCTGCAGCGCGTGTTCCTTCACGTCGCCGCCCCATGCGATCAGTTCGTCGATCCGGGGCAGGATGGCGGCAATCTCGTCGTCGGTTAGTTCGGACGGAACCTCAAAGTCATACCGGGCCATCTCCAGGTTGTACTCCGCCCGCTTCCGGCAGGATGCCTTTGCGTTGCAGAACTGGCAGTAATCCCCGGCGTGGAATTCGCCCTCGCCCTTGAAGGCCAGCGCAGCAGTCGGGGCCAGAACGGTTTCAGCCCATTCCAGCAGGTCGGCCTTACTGATTTCAAAGGTGGTGACGTTATCCCGCCTCGGCTGAAAGATGCTCATCCGTACTGCGCTGACATCGTAGATCCCGTCGAAGGTTTCCAGCAGGCCCAGTGCGTAGCACATCATCTGCGGGTTCTGTTCCGCATCCACCAGAATGCCGACGCCGTATTTCAGATCGATTACGTGCAGCACATTGTCGGCTACGATGCAGGCATCCCCGGTTCCGAATCCCTCCGGCACCCAGCGGGAGAAGTCCAGCCGTTGCTCCACCAGAACGATGGGATCAGCGCAGTGCTTCTTTGCCTCGGCCAGGGTCTCCATCACGAAGGCCGCGTAGGCATCGGTGCAGTCGGCCATTTCGGAATCGAAGTACTGTAGGTCGTCGGTAGGGTCTCGCGCCGCCATGCCCAGCGCCTTCTGTACCTTATAGGCCGCAAGGCTGTGTGCGTCCGTGCCCTGCTGGGCATAAGGCGATGCCCGGTCGGGGTGTGCAGCGCACAGTTTCGCGCTGGGCGGGCAGGCCAACCATCTGTGGCTGGAGGAAGCGGAGAGCAGCGCATGGTCAGCCATGGATGCTGTGCACCTCCTCCACCAAATCCGGATAGCGGGCCGGGTCGATGTCCGTCAGGCTCCCGCCCTCGGCGTACTTCTTTACCAGCGCCTTGGCCTCCTCACGGTAGCCGCTCTGGGAAAGCTCCGCCAGCAGTGCCCGGACTTCCTCCTTGGTGTAAACCTTAGGCGCGGGCGCTTCCGATGCGGTCTCCTCGGCGGGCTCCGATTCCGATTCCTTCGCCGCCCTGCGCCTGCCCGCCGTCTTGGGCTTTTCCTGCTCCGATTCGTCCTCACCGGAGAAGCAGTCCTTCACGCGGGCCGCAGCCTTGATCAGGTCTTCCCCGCAGGCCACCAACCGCCGTCCGACTTCGGTCAGGTCATCCAGCACTGTGGCCAGTTCGCTCATTCTGCTCATGGTTGTCTCCCTTCATCATCACTCGTTTTGCCAGCTGCTTGGCCACCACACTGATGGCGATCAGCACCTCGAACAGTTCCTCGTTCGCCTCCTGCTCGTTGAGGGCAGGCTTTTCTTCACGCATCGCATCCTGCATTTGCAGCACCTCCATTTCCGAAGGACTTTGTGCCCCTCCGTCCCCTTACGGACAGTTCTGATGTGGTTTTTCCGGTTTTCGTGAAACTTTTTTTCGAAGGCCGCCTCCTGTCGCCCTCACCCTCTATCGGACAGCGGGCGGTCTGTTTTTCCGGTCGACGGCAAAATTTCTCACGCGCACATGCACATATAAGCGGAAGCAAAATTTTCTTTCTCCAAAACCGGAAAAAGCGCCCTCAAACTGTCCGTAAGGAAGCGGAGGACGCATGGGCGCTCCTCATATCAGATGAAAGGAGCGAGTTCAATGGGGCAAGCGACGATGCAACAGCGCAGGCATAAACACAGGATGGAGGGACAGGCATGAAACTGATTTTGCAGACAGCGAACGTCCTGGGCGATGAAAGGAACTGCTACTACCCCAATCGGGTGGAGGTCACCAGCGCCGAGGAGCTTCAGCAAGCTGTCAGGATGGATCACGTGTGCGCGGAATACGACAACGATTACCGCAACACGAACAACTTCCGTCAATCGAACGTGGTGGTCATGGACTGCGACAACGACCACACGGAGAACCCGGCGGAGTGGATTACGCCGGAAAAGCTGGATGAGATGATGCCGGACATCAGCTACGCGATTGCGTTCAGCAGGCATCATCTTCTTCCGAAGAACGGTAAGGCTCCGAGACCGAAGTTCCATGTGTATTTCGAGATCGAGCCAACACAGGATGCAGATTACTACGCCGCCCTGAAGGAAGCCATCTTCCGCAAGTATCCCTTCTTCGACGATAACGCGCTGGACGCCGCCCGGTTTATCTTCGGCGCGGATGTGGGCGACGCCATCTGGCACGAGGGCTGGCTGACCATTGAAAGTGAGGTGGAGATCACGCCCTCCGCCGGGGAAAAGGAAACGGGCCGGGTTGGCAACGTCATCATCGCGGGCACACGGAATAAGACCATGTCGCGCTTTGCGGGGCGGGTGGTCATCCGCTACGGCAACACGGAAAAAGCCCGTCAGATTTTTCTGGACGAGGCCGCCAAGTGTGAGCCTCCGCTGGAGGATGAAGAACTGGCCACCATCTGGAACAGCGCCGTACGCTGGTATGAAAAGAAGATCAGCAGGCAGGCGGGCTATGTGCCTCCGGATCAATACAACGCGGCGGATTTCCAGACGCTGAAGCCCGGCGATTATTCCGATATCGGCGAGGCCAAGATGCTGGCGCGGGAATACGGCGACGAACTGCGCTTTACGGACAGCACCGATCTCATCCGTTACAACGGCATCTACTGGCAGGAATCCAAGCAGATGGCCATCGGTGCCATGATGGAGTTCCTCGACCTGCAGTTGCAGGACGCGAAGGATCAGGTTGCGGCGACAAAGCAGGCGCTGCTGGACAGCGGTGTGTCCCAGGAGGATATTACGGCAGGCGGCAAGACGCTCTCCAAAGCCGTGTCCGGCGACGATCAGATGAAGCTGCTTATGGCCTACCTGTCCGCGATGCAGTATTACGCTTTCGTCATGAAGCACCGGGATTACAAGTATGTCATGTCCAGCCTGAACCAGGCCAAGCCTCTGGTGCTGATGGACATTAACCAGCTGGATGTGAATCCTTACCTGCTCAATACGCCGGAAGCCACCTACGATTTGCGGCTGGGGCTGGCCGGGGCGCAGGAACACGATCCGATGGATTACCTGACCAAGTGCACCAACGCATCGCCCGGTGAAGCGGGTAAAGACCTGTGGCTGGATACGGTGCGCCGGGTTTTCTGCGGGGACGCGGATTTGATCGATTACGTTCAGACCATCGTGGGCATGGCCGTGGTGGGCAAAGTGTTCTCAGAAGCTCTCATCATTTCTTACGGCGATGGGGCTAACGGCAAATCCACCTTCTGGAATACGCTGGCCCGTGTGCTGGGCAACTACAGCGGCATGATGAGCGCGGACGCGCTGACCGTTGGCTGCAAGCGAAACGTGAAGCCTGAGATGGCGGAGCTTAAGGGCAAGCGCCTGATTATCGCCGCCGAACTGGAAGAAGGCATGCGGCTGAACACCAGTACGGTTAAGCAGCTGTGCTCCACGGACGAGATTGAAGCGGAGAAAAAGTACAAAGACCCCTTCAAGTATGTGCCCACCCACACCATGGTTTTATACACCAATCACCTGCCCAAGGTGGGAGCCAGCGACGACGGCACCTGGCGGCGGCTGATTGTGATTCCCTTCAACGCCAAGATTCAGGGCAAGAGCGACATCAAGAACTACACCGATTATCTGGTGGAGAACGCCAGTCCCTACATCATGACCTGGGTGATCGAAGGCGCGAAGAAAGCCATCGACGCCGGATTTAAGTTGAGCCCGCCCAAGTGTGTGCGGGACGCCATCAGCGCGTACAGGGAGGGCAATGACTGGCTGAGCCATTTCCTTGAGGAATGCTGCGAGCTTGGAGACAGCTTTGAGCAGAAGTCGGGCGAACTGTATCAGGAATACCGGGCCTATTGCTTCCGCAACGGCGAATACACCCGCAGCACCACGGATTTCTACTCCGTATTGGAGAGCGCCGGGTATGTCCGTCAGAAAAAACATGCGGGCAGCTTTGTTCGCGGGCTGAAACTCAAGGGCGATTTTGCCCAGTGACGGTCGTTCCGGTCACCAACCAGAACTATTTCAAATTGCTGCGGTGACGGTCGTTCCAGTCCTGTACCAAAAAGTCTCTATAGGGAAAAATTGAAAAGAACCTTATAGAAGAGTTTTAGTCAGAGACATTCACGACCGTCACCGGGTCAGGAGGACAAGATGACATTTTATACATTCATGATGAGAAATCACCGGGGCAAGCAGATGCCCGCTGGCGATCTCGCGGGAGACATTTATCGGGACAGAAACAGCTTTCCCCGCAACGGCAAAGGCAAGTTTGACGGGTGGCATCGGATTCTGAGGGGATATTTGGAACGGCAGCACGCCTGCAGCGATTGTCTTGATGTGTTCGAAGAATACTGGAAGGAATACGTCGCATGCGAGAAAAGCTGATTGAACAGAAACTGGTGAAGACGGTGAAAGACCGGGGCGGCATCTGTCCCAAGCTGGTGTGTCCCGCATTTGATGGAATGCCCGACCGCCTGGTCTTATTGCCGGATGGGCACATAGGATTTGTGGAAATAAAGGCTCCGGGCGTGAAGCCTCGTCCCCTGCAGGTATCCCGGCACAGGCTCTTACGGCGGCTGGGCTATCTGGTCTTCACCTTGGACGATATCACGGCCATCCCGCGCATGCTGGATGAGATCGGAGGCAAACATGACAATTCAACTGAAGGATAAACGGGTGGAAAACATTCTGGAGCCCCGGCACATGCTGGATCTGGTGGACGAGTACATGGGCACAGACGCCCGCTACTGGATTGAGGATTATCTTGCCGAGGCCAACGGCCAGACCGCCGAAGTAGCAGACTTGGAAGCATGGTACGAAAAGCGGATTGACCATTACAAAGAGGTCATCCGGGAACTGCGCTCCCACTCGGAGGCGCTGGCAGGGCTGATTTGCGAGAAGAAACTGAACCGCAAAGCCATCTCCCATGAAGCAGGCCAGATTTGCGTGATTACCGGGAGGGAGCTGCGATGAAAAAAAGCGTAAGCGTGAGAGGAGGTGATGCCCAATGAAGTTCATACCCCATGATTACCAGGCGTTTGCGATCAAACATATCCTGACTCATGATCAAGCGGCCCTGCTGCTGGATATGGGCTTGGGTTGAGGGTAAAACCGTGATCACCCTGACGGCCATTGAGCGGCTGATGTATCAGGATTTTGAGATTTCAAAGGTGCTGGTGATCGCGCCCCTGCGGGTGGCGAAAAACACCTGGCCCGCCGAGATTCGCAAGTGGGATCATCTGGAGGGCCTGACCTGGTCGGTCATCATCGGCACACCCCAGGAGCGCATGGCGGCGCTGCGGAAGAAAGCCGACATCTACATCATCAACCGGGAAAACCTGCAATGGCTGGTGGAGAAAAGCAGCATGCCTTTCGACTACGACATGGTGGTGATTGACGAGCTGTCCTCCTTCAAGAACTGGCAGGCAAAGCGCTTCAAGGCCATGATGCAGGTAAGGCCCTTTGTGCGGCGCATTGTGGGCTTGACGGGCACCCCCAGTAGCAACGGTCTGATGGATTTATTCGCGGAGTTTCGTGTGCTGGATATGGGCCAGCGGCTGGGACGCTTCATCGGGCAGTACCGAAACGCGTATTTTAAGCCTGACCGGATGAACGGGCCCATCGTGTACAGCTATAAGCCCCTGCCCGGCGCGGAGGAACAGATTTACAGGCGTATCGGAGACATCACCATCAGCATGAAGGCATGTGGGCATCTGAAAATGCCGGAACTGATCTCCACCACCTGTGAGGTGGAAATGTCTCCCGATGAACGGGAGGACTACGATGCCATGAAGGAAGAGCTGGTGCTCTCCCTGCCGGACGGCGAGGTGACCGCCGCCAACGCCGCCGTGCTGACCGGAAAGCTGCTGCAGCTGTCCAATGGCGCGATATACACCGACAACGGAACCACCGTGCAAATTCACGACCGGAAACTGGACGCGCTGGAGGACATCATCGAGGGCATGAACGGCAAGCCCCTGTTGCTGGCTTATTGGTTTAAGCACGATTACGAGCGGATTGCCCACCGCCTGACGGAAATCAATGTGCCCTTTGAAAGGCTGGATTCGGAAGCATCTATCAGGCGGTGGAACGAGGGAAAGATACAGGTTGGTCTGGCACACCCTGCCTCCACCGGGCACGGGCTGAACCTGCAGGAAGGCGGCAATACCATCTGCTGGTTTTCGCCGATTTGGTCGCTGGAACTGTACCAGCAAATGAACGCCCGCCTGTTCAGGCAGGGCCAAAGGGCAGCGATCGTGGTGATTACGCACATCGTGACCAAGGGCACGGTGGATTCCCGTGTGCTGAATGCGCTGGAAGAAAAAGACAGGATTCAGGAAGCGCTGATCGCGGCGGTGAAGGCCGAGGTGAAGCGATGAACGGGTGGCAGGCGCTGGCAAACGGCATCGTGGAGCAGGCCGTGAAGGATTACCGGGCGGCACTGAAAACCCTGCGCAGGCATCCGGATTCCAAAGCGGCGATGGCTACCGCCATGGAGGTGGAGCGATTCTTCCACTCTGACTGGTACGGCCAGCTGACCACCATCGACCCGGATTACCTTATTGACAGACTGAGGAAGGAGGCGGCGAAATGACCGCAAAAGAATATTTGAATCAGGCTTATTGGCTTGACCGCAGAATCAACAGCAAGCTGGAGCAGCTGGCGTCGCTGAACGACATCGCCACCCGGAGCACATCCGTGATGAGCGACGATGTGGTGAGCCGCACCCGAAATGTGCATGCCATGGAGGATGTGATCGCCAAAATCGTGGACATGAAGGCCGAGGTGAACGCGGAAATTGACCGCTTGGTGGATTTGAAAAGGAACATTATGGAGGTGGTCAAGGCCGTGGACGACCCGGAACTTCAGACGCTGCTGGAATTGCGCTATCTGTGCTTTAAGGATTGGCCGGACATCGCCTGTGAGATGCACTGTTCCGAGAGCAATGTGTACAAGGTGCATTCCAGAGCGCTGCAGGCGGTGCGGTTGCCGAAATTGGATAGTAAATTACAGTGAATTCCAGTAGATTCCAGTAGGCCCCTTATGTTATGATACACTCAGCAGAACAGGATCGAGAGAGCCTCGCGGGCACATACCCGTGGGGCTTTTCCCGTATCCGGATGAGGAGTTGAAGCCCATGCTTTTTACCAGCGAGCAGGTGTCCGCCGGGCACCCGGACAAGATTTGCGACCAGATTTCCGACGCCATCGTCACCGACTGCCTGAAGCACGACCGAAACAGCCGTGTGGCGGCGGAGGCCATGGTGAAGGACGAGCATGTGTATGTGGCGGGCGAAATTACGTCCAAGCACGAGCCGAACATCAAATGCATCGTGCGGGATGTGCTTCTGTTCACCCAGCCGCAGCTGTACGAGGGCTTCCAGCTGGAAACACAGATTTCAAAGCAGTCTGGGGATATCGCCCTGGGTGTGGACAAGAAGGGCGCGGGCGATCAGGGCATGATGTTTGGTTATGCCACCAGCGAAACCTATAAGATGCTGCCGCTGCCCTTCGTGCTGGCCACAGAAGCCATTGAGGCGCTGAGCATCAAACGGCATTCCGGCCTGCTTCATGATACCAAGGCGCAGGTGACCTACGATTACAAAAAGAATCGGATAGACACCTTTCTGATGAGCGTTCAGCATAAGGAAGATGTGGAGCCGGATGATGTGTTCCACCTTTGCAAGCGGATCATGGAGAATGTCGCCGATTCAAACAGCCTGAATAAGGACTTCCGGGTGCTGGTGAATCCCACCGGGCGATTTGTGACAGGGGGCAGTTTTGCCGACACGGGCGTTACCGGACGGAAAATCATGTGCGATACTTACGGCGGTGCCTGCAGACATGGCGGCGGCGCTTTCTCCGGGAAAGACCCCACGAAGGTTGACCGCAGCGGCGCGTACATGGCGCGGAAGATTGCCAAGGACATCCTGCGGCACAAGTTCGCTACGCGCTGCGAGGTACAGCTGGCCTACGCCATCGGAATTGAGGAGCCGGTCAGCATTGCGGTGGAAACATTCCGCACCGGCAGGGTGCCTGCTGAATATCTCGTCAGCTGGATTCGAAAGCACTATGACCTGACGCCCGCCGGGATTATTTCTTCTCTGGGCCTGCGGGATGTGAATTACGAGCGCACCGCTACCCTAGGCCATTTCTGGCAGCAGTACATGCCCTGGGAAGAATGAAGAAAATTTGCGTTGTGTGCCCATAGGCGGTTGACTTTCCGGGCCTTCAGAGCGAGTAATGTCGTACCAAATTTGAAGGAGGTACGCACCATGACCATTGTTACCAACACGACCGACCGCAAGGCGCTGGCCAAAGCCATCGCGGCGGAGCTGGGCACCGACGCCCGCTACCTGGGCCTGCCCACCTACGGCTACCAGATTGGCGACTTCACTGTTGACCGGGACGGCAACATCCACGGGGATGATTTCACAGCCCTGCGGGATTTCCTTGCCCGGAACGGGTACAGCGTTGACGACGCTGACGCGGATCATGAAGAGGCCCGCGAGGCACAGCCTGAGACAGATGGAGATCCGGAAGCGCCCGCAGAGGCACAGGTCGAGGAGCCTGCGGATCTGGAAACCCAGACAGAAACACAGCCCGCTGATTCGGAAGTGGAGCCCATCACACGGATGGACGTTTCCATTCCGGCGAAGGATGTGACCCCGGCACAGCTGAAAAGCCTCATCTTCATGCTGTATTCCCGCCAGAGCATCATCAACCGCATGACCCAAAGCGACTGCCTTTCGATTCCAGAGCGGCTGATCACCCGCCTGCAGGAGAGCACATTTGAAAGCGCGGACATCCTTTCCGACTTGCTGGAGGATTTCAAAGCCAACCACGGCCTGACCGGATTCGCTTTCAGGGACGGCAGGGTGACCATGACCTTCCCCTTCGATGAAAGCCAGCCCGACCGCTGGACGACCTACGCGGGATTGCTGAATCGCATCTTTGACGCGGCCATGAAGGCCACGCGGGTGCGGCCCGACCGGGTGGAACCGGATACGGAAAACGAGAAGTACCTGGCGCACGTGTGGCTGCAGCGGCTGGTATACAGCGGCGTGGATTCCAAAGCGGAACGCAAAATCCTGCTGGGCCACCTGAAGGGCTACTGCGCCTTCAAGAACGGCATGAAGATGCAGGCCCACAAGGACAAGTACGCGGCCATCCGGCGGGAACGCCGGGCGGCTGAGCAGGAAGCGGCGGTGCCGGAGGTCGTGACAGAGGAGGCAACAGAAAATGAGTAAGAACATTCAGGAAGCCTTGCTGGATTTGAAAGCCCGGCAAGAAGCGGGCGAACACATGCCGTGCCCCAGGTGCGGCAGAGACAGCATGAAGCCCGCGCTGGTCACCAATGCCCTGAGCAGACACGCGGACGGTATCTTCGTATGCGACGACTGCGGTACAGCAGAGGCCATGCTGGATTTCATGCGGAACCCGCTGCCCCTGGAGTGCTGGGCCTTCTTCCGGGAGGAAACACCCGCAGGCGATTTCAAAACCCTGCCCGGCGAGGAAGCCATGCAGACCATCAAGGCCGAGCATGTGCCCCGGCTCATCCGTATCTTCCAGAAGTGGAAAGCGGGCGATGTGGATTTCAAAGCTCTCAGATCGGAAGCGATCCGGGAATGCCCCGGCCTGACACAGATTTGGGAGCAGCCCTTCCAAGCGCTGTACGAGGTAGCCGATGGCGAGATCGTGGTAAGGTTCAAGGACACAAACGGCGCGGTGCAGGTCGCGGCAGACCTGCTGACCAAAGGAAAGTAATCCCCAGCGGATTTGAAAGCGGCGCGGCCGCAAGCTGGCCGCTTTTCCTTTTGCCCACGTGGCGCACGTTTGCCCCTGTCGCGGGCTTTAGGACAAGGGGCGAGGGAAAACCCGACCGGGCGAAAAGGGCGCGAACGTGGGCCAACACAGCCCGGATTTGAAAGCTCAAAAAGAGACAATGAAAGCCGCCTTCCGAGACCAGAAAGCGGCTGTATTCGTGTGTCTGTGTGGGGATATTGTCTTGCTGTTGTGTTTACCACCTGTGTCCCCGTGCAAGGCTCCTCTCCAGCGCGGGCTTCAGCACCGTGCGGATTTGAGAGCGCAGGCCCAGCTTGCGATAGGCGTTTTCGATGCCGTCGTAATACTGCTGGGCGGGCGGTGATTGGTGAATCATGTTCATGATGTAAATCATGCCCTCGATTTCGGAGCCGTCGTCCATGTGCACGGGCCAGGTTTCCTTGATGTAGTAGCTGGGGAATCCCTCGTATCGGTCAAGGCTCTTTTCGTCGCGGGCGTTGATTTCCCAGACGGCGACGGGCACACGGTTTCTCATGTCTCCCGTCTTTTCGACTGTGGCGTGGAGATAGAACTCCAGCCTTGCTCCCGAAATGTACCCAGTGCCGATGAGCTTGGCGTCCGGGCAGCGGTACGCCATCTGTTCCTGAACCATGTTGGAGCCGTATGCGATGTACTTCATTGTGTTTTCCTCCTCGATTTGAAAGCTGTGTCAGGCGACGTCCTGCCGGGTGTGGCGGACGATTTTGTAGCTGATGGGCGCTCCGGTGATGCTGTAGTTTCCCAGCCCTTCTGCGCGGCGCATGCAGTTCTGTGCTTCCTCCAGGGTCTTGAACTCCCTGCTGTAAGGGAGCCACCTGCGGGCTGTGCCTTTGCAGAATACCTGATAAGTGGTCATGGATGCAATACCTCCTTCTCGATTTGAAAGCCCTGCCGGGCATGTGACATTACTCACTCTGTCCGGCGGGAAAGTCAACGGGTTTGTGTGCCGGGGTGAAAATGAATTACCCGATGGTGTACCGTTTGCCCTTGGCGATGATTTGGAAGCTCCGCTTTCCGGTGATTTCGCCCCAGACCCGGTTGACCTGTTCGATGTATTCCAGTTTGCAGATCTTCATGCGCGGCTGTTTGCGGAGCCACTTGAGCGCCGCCGATTTGAAAGCGTCGCCGAGGACTTCCACCCGCTCCGTGTGCTGTGCCTTGTAGCGCTCCCACTGCAGGCGGCTGATGCGGCGGCCTTCCTCCATGTCCACGTACCAGTCGTTGCGGCGGTTGGCTCCAATCCAAGCCCACTCGATTTCAAAGCGCGGCTCCAGACGGTTGTTCCAGACGGTGCCGTCCCAGTTGTCGAAGACACGTGTGTCGGGCGCGGCCTTGCCGATGATGAGCTTGACGCTGTCGCCGATGTACCCGTCCTCGCCGCGCTCCCAGTGGTGGTCGCGGGTCAGGAGGACGCGGAGGATTTCGGAGCCATTCGTCAGGTCGATGTGCGCGATTTCCCCCTGGCTCCCGCCCATGGTGTCGGGAAAGATGGTGTACCTCTGATTCAAAAGCTCGGTGACCTTCTGGGTGTAGATGTTGCGGATGTCCTGCTTTTTCATGCTGTGTTCCTTTCCGGGCTGTGCCCTGTCAGATTTGAAAGCTGTGTGTCGTTGGGCGGCTTACCAGATGCCGCCGCGCCGGGTCAGGTGTGCCTGCCTGTCCAGATTCAGGAGCTCCTGCGCGACCTGTTCGCGGGTCAGCGGTGTGCTCCCGCCAAGGGTGATGATGCGCTTTCCGGCGCGGAAAACGAACCAGCTGTACCCGGTGATCCCTTGTCTGGCCCAGTGGTACTCGGTCTCGTCGTAGGGATGGATGCTGTGGATGCACATGGTTCCGGTGCGCGGGTCGATTTGAGAGCTGAACTGCTGTGCGCCGAGGTAGAAGGTGGTGTAGTTGATGGCGTCCATGGTGTGTCCTCCTTGGGTTGTGTGCCCTGCTTGATTTGAAAGCGGTTTCCCGCGACCGGGCCTTGCTGTGCCCGGTTTCGGCCCGGTGCCGCCGGGCCATCTTCAGGCGGGTCGGTTTCAAAGCTGTGGCCTCCTTGGTGTGCGCCGCCGGGTTCAGGAGGCCCGGCGGGTGGTCTCGACACCGTTCCTCCAAGCCGCGTTGCCGGGCATGTGCTTGAGGAGGTGTGTGCGGGCGGTCTTGAACTCCTCGCCGTTCATGCCCAGCCGGAGGAGCCAGCACCGGAAGGTGTAGGCCGGGTTGTCGGTGACCGGGCGGGCCGGGCTCGCGGAAGCCACCGTCAGGGCTTGGTGGGAAATCGCGAGGCAAAGCTGGATGTAGGCCTTGATCTCTCCGGCGTGAAGTGTGCTGTTGAAGGCCCGGAACTCGATGGTGCCCTTCTGGAAAACGCTGTGCAGGTTCAGCAGATGGTACCGGGAGGGGTCGTAGTGCTGGTGTGCGTGGTAGGCCCAGTCGCGATCGTCGTACCAAATCCGGGCGAAGTCCTCGGAGGTCGCGGGCTTCCGGCGGTTCAGGGTCGCGAGGAAGTCCGGGTCGACGGGCTGGCACCAACGGCTCCGGCGCTCCGGGCTGATTTGGAGGGCTTGGGTCAGGAGGTCTTCCTTGGCGTTGACCAAGTTGACCAAGTTCCGCAGGGTTTTGGGGGTGTGCTCCCCGAGGCCGACGTGTACGTGGATGCCGCAGGAGGGGTCGGCGTGTGCCCCAGCCGCCCGGAGGGCCCGGACGCAGGCCTGCACCGTTTCGATGTCTTCCCAGCGGCAAATCGGGCTCACGAACTCTGTGCCTTGGTCGCGCGGCCCGGCGATGCTCGCGTCGCTGACCAGCTTCCACCGCCGCCCGTCCGGCGCGGTGACCTCCCAAGCGTCGTAGGCACCGCCCGTGTGCCGGAAGGTCGCTCTTTCGCCGAGGGTTTCCGCGACCACCTGCGCGGCCCGCTGGCGGGGGATGTGGTTCATCTCGATCTCGATGCCGAAGGTCTGGGTTTTCATGGGGGTCTCCTTTCTCCCGGCGGCGGCTTCTCCCGCCCGGCCCGGCCGTGCTTTCTGGGCGGTTTCACGCCCGGCGCGTACATCCATCACTCTGCCAGGCCGAAAAGTCAACGGTTTTTTTTGCGAAAAAGGAGGCCGCGCCTCCTTATACATGCGCGTAGGGGCCGGGAAAAAACCCGTTTTTTTTTCGTCGGGCGGGCGGTTTTTTGCCGCCCAGGCGGGCACACCGACCCGCCGCCCGGAACCGCCGCCGGGCACACTTTCCGACTTTGCTCTGCGAAAGTCCGGCGGGCGGCACACTTCTCCGCTTTGCTCTGGGAAAGTCCACCCGGGCACAGGACTTTCCGACTTTGCTCTGGTGAAGTCCGGGCGGGCGGCGCTTCTCCGCTTTGCCGTGAAGAAGTCCGGCGGGCGGCACACTTCTCCACTTTGCTCTGGCGAAGTCGGCGGGCAGGTCGGTGTGCCCAGCCGCCGGGCCGAGGTGTGCCCGGGAGGGGGGGTCAGATCCCTGGGTGTGCCTGGCGGAGACCGCGCCCCCCTCACGCGTGAATTTCCGACAAATTCGGGGGTGGGGGTATCGGCCCCAAAAGGCATAAAAAAGACCGTCCCGAAGGACGGCGAAGGAGACGATGGTATGCGATTACTTTCGGATGTAGGTCTGGTTGCGGCTGGTGGGCTTATCTGGAATCCCCATAACGATCAGCCCCTGATCCAGCGCGGGAAGCAAATACAGTTTGCGGAAGTTATCCCGCGATTTTAGCCCCAGTTTCTCCATAAGCTGTGCGGCGGAGTAAGGCACGTCATATTCCATAATTTCCACCAGCTTTTGCACCTCGGCGGTAAGATAGGCGTCCTTTTCCGAAACTTGATGAAGCGCCCAATCCAATGTCATGTCGATCTTATCGAGCATGAAGGTGATGAACGCATCAGAATTCCCCGCAGCATGACAGGCAGAGATAGCATCATAATATCCATCCTGAAATTCATGGATGCGGCTTTCAAGCGGCAGATACTGGAAAATAGGATTCCATTCAGAGAGCAGAGCCGTCTGCCAGAGACGAGCCATGCGTCCATTGCCATCCTCGAAGGGATGGATAAACACAAATTCATAGTGGAACACGCAGGACAGTATCAGCGGATGCACGTCGCCGCGTGCAACCTTCATCCAATCGAATAGCGACTGCATTTGGTCGGGCACGAACTCCGGTGGCGGGGCCATGAAAATACATCTGTCGCCGTTGAATACACCCTCGTTGTGGTTGCGAAACACACCGGATTCCTGCACTGTCAGGTAGGTCATTACGCCATGCAGCTTTTTAAGATCATCCAGAGAGTAAGGATCGAACGAACCCAGCATATCGTAAGCCTGATAGGCATTTTTGACTTCCTGGATTTCTTTCTGCGGGCCAATGACCGCCTTCCCGCTGATGACGCTTTTCACCTCGTCCAGAGATAGCGAATTAGCTTCGATGGCCAGGGAGGAATGAATGGAGCGAATGCGGTTATTGCGCCGCAGATGGGGTTTAGTTTCAAAGGAGCGGTAGCCGGTGACTCTTCCTGTTTTTTCGGCAATCTGAGCAACCAGCGTCAGCATCTGATTGGTGATGGAAAATGGCGGTACATAATGTTCCAAGTAAAGCACCTCGCTTTCCTGTCTATTATACGCCGCTTGGCGCAAATTATCAAGAACTTACATGTTATCTTTACTGGTTTCTTGAATGGTACTCGTTTTAACCATTTTTATCTTGGCTGTTATCTTGACTGGTTTCTTGTATTGGAGGTAAACGATGAATACGAATCTGAACATGCGGACGATGCCGATTGAGATGCTGAAGCCCGCGAAGTACAACCCCAGGAAAGACCTGAAGCCCGGCGACCCGGCGTATGAGAAAATCAAACGCAGCCTGCACGACTTCGGGTACGTCGATCCCATCGTCTGGAACGAGGTGACGGGCAACATCGTCGGCGGTCACCAGCGCTACAAGGTGCTGAAGGCTGAAGGAGCGACTGAGGTGGACTGCGTTGTGGTGCACATCGAGAACCCTTCGGATGAAAAAGCCCTGAACATCGCGCTCAACAAAGCCACTGGCGATTGGGAGCCCACGGCCCTGGCTGACCTGCTGCAGGATCTGCTGAGCGCCGGATATGATCTGGGCGCTACGGGCTTTGACGCTGCCGAGGTGGACGATCTCTTCTCCAAGGTACATGACAAGGATGTGCATGACGATGACTGTGAGATCGATCCGGAAACAGTCAATGTATATGTACAGCCCGGCGACGTCTGGACGTTGGGCAAGCATCGTATGATGTGTGGGGACAGTACCTCGCCCGATGCGGTGGACGCGCTCATGGACGGCATCAAGGCCAACCTGGTCGTGACCGACCCGCCCTACAACGTGGCGTATGAGTCCGCTGACGGTAAGAAGATCCAGAACGACAGCATGGCGGACAAGCAGTTTTTCGCCTTCCTGCTGGCCGCTTTTCAGAACATGGCAGCGCATATGGCCGAGGGCGGCAGCGCGTACATCTTCCATGCGGATACCGAGGGACTGAACTTTCGCCGGGCTTTTAAGGAGTCCGGCTTTCATATTTCCGGCGTATGCATCTGGGTGAAGAACAGCCTGGTGCTGGGCCGCAGTCCATATCAATGGCAGCATGAACCCGTGCTCTACGGCTGGCTTCCCAACGGAAAGCATAAGTGGTTCGCCGACCGGAAGCAGTCCACCATCTGGAACTTCGACAAGCCAAAGAAGAGCGCCGACCATCCAACCATGAAGCCGATCCCGCTGCTGGCTTATCCCATTAAGAACAGCAGCGCACCCAACGCTGTGGTGATGGATCTGTTCGGCGGCAGCGGCTCCACCCTCATCGCCTGTGAACAGACCGACCGCATCTGCCGGACGATGGAACTTGACCCGAAATATGCGACGGTCATTGTCGAGCGCTTCCACCAGGAATACCCGGATCAGGAGATCACCGTGCTGCGGGACGGCCAGACACTGCCCTACGACAGTATTGCTGAGAGCAAGTAACAGTGCCGCAGAAACACACTTTTCCGGAGACAGTATCCAGACACTATCCCCGGAGAAACACACTTTTCAAGAGAAACGGAGGTGAAACCAGATGGCCACCAGAGGAAGAAAGCCCCTGCCTACGGCGCTAAAAGAACTGGAGGGCGACCGGGGTAAGGGCAGACGACCGCTGAACAAGGATGAGCCGACGCCGCCCCAGGACAACGTAAAGTGTCCTGCCTGGCTGATGCCGGAAGCAAAGAAGGAATGGAAGCGTCTGGCTCCCTCCCTGATTGCCATGGGTGTTCTCACCGAACATGACATGGAAGCCTTCGCCGGGTACTGCCAGGCTTACGCCCGTTGGCGGGAGGCTGAAGAGTTCCTGTCCCAACACGGCACCATCTTCAAAACACCCAGCGGCTATGTACAGCAGGTGCCGCAGGTATCAATCGCCATGCAGAACCTGAAAATCATGCAGTCCTTCTGTTCAGAGTTTGGCCTTACGCCTGCCAGCCGGGCACGGCTCTATGCCAACAGCGGCGACAGCGCGGCCAGCGACGACCCGATGGAATCCGTCCTGAAGGGAGGCTGGCAGGATGTTCAGTGAAGCGAAAGCCCGCCGGGTGACGCAGTTCATTGAGTGCCTGAAGCATACCAAGGGAGAATTCCACGGAGAGCCGTTCAAGCTGCTGCCCTGGCAGGAAAAGATCATCCGGGATGTGTTCGGCACCGTCCGGGACGATGATCCGTCCGTGCGGCAGTACAACACGGCCTACATTGAGATCCCGAAGAAGAACGGAAAAAGTGAACTCGGCGCTGCCATTGCCCTGAACATGCTCTGCAACGATGACGAGTGGCGGGCGGAGGTTTACTCCTGCGCCAGCGACCGTCAGCAGGCGGCTATCGTGTTTGATGTGGCTGTGGACATGGTAAAGCAGTCCCCGGCGCTCAGCAAGCGGATCAAGATCATCCCCAGCACCAAACGTATGGTGTACCAGCCAACAGGAAGCATTTATCAGGTGCTGTCCAGTGAAGTGGCCACCAAGCACGGCCTGAACGTCAGCGCCTGCATCTTTGATGAGCTTCATACCCAGCCTACCCGCGCCTTGTATGATGTCATGACCCAGGGCAGCGGCGATGCACGGAAGCAGCCGCTATGGTTCCTGCTGACAACGGCGGGCACCGACCGGAACAGCATCTGCTGGGAGGTTCATCAAAAAGCACTGGACATCATCGAGGGCAGGAAGGATGATCCCCGTTTTTACCCGGTGCTCTACGGTCTGCCGGATGACGCCGACTGGACGGATGAAAAGAACTGGTACAAGGCTAATCCCTCCCTGGACAAAACGATCTCCATTGACAAGGTGCGGGACGCTTTCCGCAAGGCCCAGGAGACCCCCGCTGATGAGAACATGTTCCGTCAACTGCGCCTGAACCAGTGGGTCAAGCAGTCCATCCGCTGGATGCCCATGGACAAATGGGATGAATGCGGCGGCGCTGTCAATGAGTATGAACTGGAAGGCCGCGCATGCTATGCCGGGCTTGACCTTTCCAGCACCAGCGACCTGACGGCCATGGTGCTGGTGTTCCCGCCGAGGGATGACGAAGAACAGTACATCGTGCTGCCGTACTTCTGGCTCCCGGAGGACACCATGCAGCTGCGCGTCCGGCGCGATCATGTGATGTACGACAAATGGGAGCGCCAGGGCTTCATCCATACGACCGAGGGCAACGTGGTGCATTACGGCTTCATCGAGCAGTTCATCACGAAACTGGGCGAACGGTTCAACATCCGGGAAATTGCCTATGACCGATGGAACGCCACCATGATGGTACAGACCCTGGAGGACGACGGCTTCAACATGGTGCCTTTCGGACAGGGCTTCCGTGACATGAGCCCGCCGACCAAGGAACTGATGCGCATCGTGCTGGAGCGGAAGCTGAATCACGGCGGACACCCGGTGCTCCGGTGGAATATGGACAACGCCTTTGTGCGCACCGACCCGGCTGGCAACCTGAAGATTGACAAGGAGAAAAGCACTGAGAAGGTGGACGGAGCGGTTGCGCTGGTGATGGCCCTCGACCGGGCGATGAAGAATCAGGGCGGCGAATCGGTATACGACCAGCGCGGCCTTTTGATTATCTGACGGAGGTAAACATGCCCTATAAACCAAGAAGGCCCTGCCGTTATCCCGGATGTCCGGGCTTCTGCGAGCAGGGTCAGGTATTCTGTAAGGATCATATGGAGTGGAGCGGCGACCGCCTGCGCGGCGGCGCGGATGCCCGTGGGTATGACGCCCGCTGGCGAAAGGCCCGCGCCCTGTTCCTGCAGAGGAATCCGCTATGCGCGGAATGTGGGAAAGCAGGCAGGCTGACCCCGGCCACCGTGGTAGATCACATCATCCCGCATCGGGGAGACAAGGCATTGTTCTGGGATGAAAAAAACTGGCAGCCCTTGTGTAAGAGATGCCATGATAAGAAAACCGGAAGCGGGCTGTGATTATTATTCAAGAGCGTCCCTGAGTTCGTCCTCTGAATAACCAAAGGTGTAATCCTCATCCATCCCGTTCGACATCCAGATGAGGGCCGCATCATAGGCGCTCAGGCTTTCGCCATCTTCATCATCGTAATCGCCGTCATAGTCATCGCCGTTGCAATAGTCGCAAACATAAGTTTCGCCATCCCAATTGCCGAAGATGTCCTTATCCCTGCGCATACGATGACCACAGTTAGGGCACATTGCGTATCTGCTCATTCAACAATCCTCCTCATATAATTCGTGTTAACGTATGGTTCTCTTCTTTAGGCCCGACCCGGTTATTCCACAAAGGAGTCCCCATAGAATGTACTGAATAGGTCTCCACCACCAATCAACAAGAAGCCACCAAATGAAGCCATGATGGTGAACCGTCATCGTAAAGTAATGTCCCTTACGTCTTTTTGCCATAATCGACCTCCTCATCATGCCGCCCGCATTGTGACAGTGCAGGCGTTAACGATAGTTTCGCCCGGCTTCAAATCGATGCCCATTTCAGCTGCCTGCGCCATCTTGGCTGCTGAAGCATGCCATCCTTCATGGAGCTGCCTGATAAATTCAGACCTCGGAAACGTCTTCAGAACACCGTCCACCTCAACCGTAACCGTCTCGACAGCTTTTGGAACCTCTGGGGTGATTTGTTTTACAACATTCGCGGCATTTTCTACTGGCTTCAATGCTTTAGGGGCCTCAGGAACCAACTTGTCGGCGAGTTCCTTGACCGGAATTTTAACCTTCTTACCATTGATCAGCAGGATTGCCACAGTACCAGTTATCGCAAGCACCGTTGCAGTGATGAGAACACCTTTGCGATGCTTACGAAACCAACCCTTAATACCCTCGAACATTCGCATCCCTCCTTTAATCCTTGTCGCTCAACAAGACCTTTGCGCCAACCGCGACCGCTGCCACAAACACTCCTGCAAGAGCAGTCGCCCATGTAACTGATGCCTTTTTACGTGTCGTCTTTTTTGAGACGATGGATGGTGCGAGAAGATTGGCATCGGAAAGCACCTGATTACGTTGCTCATCAGTGAAGCTGTCGTACTCGTCCACGAGGACTCGAATGACATCTTGGAGCATTTGCGTATCATCTGCTTGTGCCGAACGTTCAATTTCCTCGGCGAGAACCTGTCGAATAGCGAGGTATTGCATCATGGTCATTTTATTCCTGCCATTTTCAAGGTTACTGACCATCTGTCGGGAGACGCCAAGCTTCTCTCCCAGTTCAGAAGCACTCCATCCGGCACAAGTGCGGATAAGGGATAGGTACTTCTGTAAGCGCGTGACTCTGATATCCAAGAGATCACCTCCGTACACGACATATGATATCGCATCACATGTCGTCTGTCAACTATAGTGTCATAAGAAATCTAAATTTCAGGAGGACAGAGTGAAAAATCCCTTCACCGAGCTGTTCCGTGCGCGGGACAAGCCCCAGGACAGCGTCAGCGCCGCGCCCATGTTCTACTTCGGCATCAGCGGCTCCGGGAAATCCGTCACCGCGCAGACGGCCATTCAGCTTTCCACGGTGTACGCCTGCGTCCGGGTTATCTCGGAGACGGTGGCCAGCCTGCCGCTGGGCGTGTATGAAGCGACGGACGATGGCAATCAAAAGGCCGCAGACCATCCGCTGTATAGGCTCCTCCATGACGAGCCGAACACGGAAATGACGTCCTTCGTTTTCCGGGAGGTCATGCTGGCCCACCTGCTGCTCCACGGAAACAGCTACAGCCAGATCATCCGCAGTGGAAAGAACTCCATCGTGGGGCTGTATCCGCTGCTTCCGGATCACATGGATGTCGACCGGGACAGCAAGGGCAATCTGACCTACACCTACACCACCAGCGACGGCAAGACCGTGGTGATCAAGCCCACCGATGTGCTGCACATTCCCGGCCTGGGCTTTGATGGGGTGATGGGCTACAGCCCCATCGCGCTGGAGAAAAGCGCCATCGGTCTTGGGCTGGCGTCCGAGGAGTACGGCAGTAAGTTCTTCTCCAACGGCGCACGGCCTTCCGGGATTCTGACCCATCCGAACACCGTGAAGAATCCCAGAGCCATCCGGGACAGCTGGAACAGCGCCTACGGCGGCTCCACCAACGCCAACCGTGTGGCTATACTGAAAGAAGGCATGACCTTCACGCCCCTGAGCATCCCCAACAACGAGGCCCAGTTCCTCGAAACGCGGAAGTTTCAGGTGGAGGAAATCTGCCGCATCTTCCGGGTGCCGCCCCATCTGGTGGGCGATCTGGAGCACGCCACCTTCTCCAACATTGAGCACATGAGTATCGACTTTGCCGTGCATACGATTCGCCCCTGGCTGGTCAGGATCGAGCAGGCCATGAACCGCGCTCTGTTCTCCGATCAGGAAAAGGGCAAGTTCTATGTGCAGTTTAATATCGACGGTCTCATGCGCGGCGACTATAAGAGCCGTATGGAGGGCTACGCCATCGCCCGGCAGAACGGCTGGATGAGCGCCAATGACATCCGTCAGCTGGAAAACCAGAATCCCATCCCCGCCGAGGAAGGCGGCGATGCCTATCTGGTGAACGGCAACATGATCTCCATCACCACCGCCATGAAGCAGAAGGCGGAGGAAGCAGGCAAAACCAAACAAGACCAAAGGAGGAACACCTGATGCGACGTTTCTGGAATTGGGGCAAAAACGACGATGAGACCCGCACCCTGTATCTGGAAGGCGTCATCGCCGAGGAGAGCTGGTTTGCAGACGATGTGACGCCCGCCATGTTCAAGGAGGAGCTTTTCGCAGGCAGCGGGCCGATCACCCTGCACATCAATTCTCCCGGCGGCGACTGCATCGCAGCCAGCCAGATCTACACCATACTCATGGATTATCCCCATGACGTGACGGTGCAGATCGATGGCATGGCGGCCAGCGCAGTCAGCGTCATCGCCATGGCGGGCACACGGGTGACCATGAGCCCCACCAGCATGATGATGATCCACAATCCATTCACCATTGCCCAGGGCGATTCGGCTGAAATGCAGAAGGCCATTCAGTTGCTGGATGAGGTGAAGGAATCGATCATCAACGCCTACCAGATTAAAACCGGCCAGTCCCGTGCCCGTCTGAGCCATCTCATGGACAGCGAAACGTGGATGAACGCCTGGAAAGCCAAGGAACTCGGTTTCTGTGACGAAGTGCTGTATGCCGAAGGGCAGTCGGAGCCTGACATGAAGGTGTTGGGCTTTTCTTTTGCCCGGAAAACGGCTGCGGCCTGCCTCATGAACCGGGTGCTGGCTTCCGTACCCCAGCGGGAGACGGAAAAGGCTCCGGCAGACGACAACAAAGTCAACGCGGCGGGCTACGAAGAAAAGCTGCTGCGGATGAAGTATGTTTAAGGAGGTTGGTCATTATGACTGAAATCATGAATCTGCGCGAAAAGCGCGTACAGACCTGGAACGCCGCCAAGGCATTCCTCGAAAGTCATCGCGGCAACGACGGCATGCTGTCTGCCGAGGACGATGCCATCTATAACAAGATGGTGGACGACATGGATCGCATGGGCAAGGAAATCGCCCGGCTGGAAAAGCTGGAAGCGCTGGATGTGGAAATGTCCCGCGCCACCAGTAAGCCCCTGACCTCCGCGCCCGTGGCAGCTCCTACTGAGGATGAAGCGCCCGTCAGCAAGACCGGACGCGGAACCAAGGACTACACCAAAAACTTCTGGCGGGTCATGCGCTCCAAGTCCGTGCCCCATGAGGTCATGAACGCCCTGCAGGTGGGCACCGAGACCGAGGGCGGGTACCTTGTACCTGACGAGTATGAGCGCACGCTGGTGCAGGCGCTGGAGGAACAGAACATCTTCCGTCAGCTGGCCCACGTGATCCACACGTCCAGCGGCGACCGGAAGATCCCCGTGGTCGCGTCCAAGGGTACCGCCCAGTGGATTGATGAGGAAGCCCAGTATCCCGAGAGCGACGATTCCTTCGGTCAGGTCTCCATCGGGGCCTACAAGCTGGCCACCATGATCAAGATCAGCGAGGAACTGCTGAACGATTCCGTGTTCGACATGCCCAGCTACATCGCCACCGAGTTTGCCCGCCGCATCGGCGCTGCCGAGGAAGAAGCCTTCTTCACCGGAAATGGTACCGGGCGTCCTCTGGGCATTCTGGCGGAGACGGGCGGCGCTCAGGTGGGCGTCACCGGGGCCAAGGCGGATGCCGTGACCTTTGACGAGGTGATGGATCTGTTCTACTCCCTGCGCTCTCCCTACCGCCGCAACGCAGTATTCATCATGAACGATGCCACGGTGAAAGCCCTGCGCAAGCTGAAGAATGGCAACGGGGACTATATCTGGCAGCCCTCCGTCACCGCCGCCACCCCGGACACCATCCTGAACCGCCCGGTCTACACGTCCGGTTTCATGCCCACGCTGGCTACCGGAAACAAGACCATTCTCTTTGGCGATCTGGGCTATTACTGGGTGGCTGACCGGGAAGGCCGCTCCTTCAAACGCCTGAACGAGCTCTACGCGCCCACGGGTCAGGTGGGCTTCCTGGCTTCCCAGCGGGTGGATGGCAAGCTGATTCTGCCTGAAGCGGTGAAGGTGCTGCAGCAGGCGTAACCGACCGCGAGCCGTGCTGACGAAGTGCGGCTCCCTTCCTGAAAGGATGTGAATCCCAATGAGCGATACCCGTACCACAAAAAACTACTTTGCCCACGGCGGCAACGAACTGGTGGTGGGCGGCAAGCTGACCTTTCTTCCCGGCGCGACCGTGGAAGGCGGGGAAGGGCTGTTTGACCTGCCCGGTGGCAGCTATGCTGTGCTTCCCTTTCTGGTTGACAGCACAGCGTCCACCGTAGCCCAGCTGCGGGAAGACTACAACCGCCTGCTTTCCGCGCTGCGCACCGCCGGGCTGATGGAGGCAGGTGATCCCTGATGATCGTTTCCGTCGATGAGGTGAAAACCCACCTGCGCATCCAGCAGGATGAGGAGGACGCCTATATCGAAAGCCTGATTAAACAGGCCCAGACCGCCGCCGAGGATTACTGCCGGGTTTCCTTTGAGGAACCTGACGAGGATGGAAATGTGCCGGAAGCACCGGAACCCGTCCGTCTGGCAGTCATCCTCATGACCAGCTTCTACTACGAAAACCGGGACATCCCATACATGACCACTTACAAGGCTACCCGGATGGCCTTCGACAGTCTGCTGTATCCCTACCGCGATCCAGAGAAGATGTTCTGAGGAGGCGATGACCTGTGCGCGGTTACAAAAACTTCGACAGCGATCCGCATCCCGGAGACCTGCGACACATGATCGAGATCGGATACACCGAGAACCAGATCAATGAAAACGGCTATCCGGAACCCACGGATGTGGTGGTATGCCGCGTATGGGCCGCTGTGACGGATGCAGGAAACCAGCACTACCGCAGCGCCGATGTGATGAACACCGAGGCGGTCATCAACTTCACCATCCGGTACCGGGAGGACATCAAGCCCGGCATGTGGGTGCGCTTTCAGGGAGATAAATGGAACATCTCCACTCTGGGCGAGTACAGCTTCAAGCGCACATACCTAGGCCTGAAGGCTTCCATTGCCAAGGGGGTGAGCGGATGAAGCAGGTCAACGCGGCGCTCAGGGATATCGGCATTCCGGTTTACGCAGGCGTCTGGCGGGCAACATCACCCGATCAGAATCCGCCCGTGCAGTACTGTGTCTATTCCACGACCACCACGGAAGCCAGCCATCACGACGATCATGTGACCAGCTTTCGCACCTATGTGTACCTGAACCTGTGGAGTGACATCGATCCGACCGATATGGCGGATACGATCCGGCAGGCCATGTACGCCTACAGCTTCTTCATGGTGGAGGAATCCGACAAGGGCTACAACCAGCCAGCCTACGACACAGCCACCCGGCAGTACACGGTGCAGTGGACATGGTGCTGGAGGGAGGATGTGGACTATGGCAATTGAACTGAGGGGCTTTGATGATCTCCAGAATGACATGGTCAACATGGCCTACGCGCTGGATCAGGGGCCGGGCGTGAGCCGTGCCCTGAAGGCAGGCGCTGTGCCCATCGAGGAGCAGATGCTCCGCAATGCCAGCACCGACCCGAAGATCATCACGGATGCCCTGCACTCGTCCATCCATACGGGCAAGGTCAAGCAAAAGCGCGGAGGCGGAAAGCAGATTACCATCGGTGTCCATCACTCCGAGAACGGCGCGTATTACGCCAACCCTGTGGAGTTTGGGCACGGCGGGCCTGCTCCGGCCCCCGCGCATCCTTTTGTGCGCCCTGCCTTTGACGCCCGGGCCGATGAGGCCTTTTCCGAAATCAAGCGCGTCCTGCGGGACGAGCTCAAGAACCGATGAATTGGAGGTAAATCATTATGGCTAATACTCCTGCGGCTTCTCCGACTGTTTCTTCTACGGTCGGCCTGAAGAACATGGTGATCGCCCCGCTGACGGTCGACACCGAGGAAACCCTGACCTATGGCGATCTGCAGCTGGTGGCTGGCGCGATTGAAGCCAGCATCACCCCTGAGAACGCCGACCCGGACATCCAGTACGCCGACGACATCGAATTCGATGTTCTGTATCCCGATCCTGAGCTCACCTTCACCACGAAGATGGCGGATATTCCGCTGGCTATCCAGGAACAGATCTTCGGCAACCAGATCGATGACAACGGCGTCCTGATCCGTTCTTCCACGGACAAGCCTCCGTACTTCGCCGTGGGCTTCAAGAGTGAAAAGTCCAATCACAAGTTCCGCTATGTGTGGCTGTACAAGGTGCGGGCCAAGCCCCTGACCGAGAACTACGCCACCAAGGAAGGCACCACCATCACCCGCCAGACGGGCGATGTGGAATGGACTGCCATCAAGCGCACCAATGACGGGCGCTACCAGGCGGTCGCCGACGAGGGCGAGAACGGCTTCACGGCTGAGAAGGGCGAAACCTTCCTGCAGTCCGTGTACACACCCGTGATCACGCCCACCCCGTGAGCCTAACCCCGCTGCCGCATGGCCATGACGCTGTGCGGCAGCTACTTTTGAAGCTTTGGAGGTAAGAATATGATCACCTGTACGCTTGGTGAAAAGAAATACACTGTGGACTTCGTTTCCGGCAGGGCTCTGCGCGAAATGGAGCCCGCTTCCAAAATGTACGGCAGGTTGGTGCGCCTGTCCCAGGATGCGACTGAGGGCAAGGATGTCTCTCAGGAGCAGCTGACCGTGACCGATGCCCTGGACACCATGGTGAAATGGTTCTGCATCCTGTTCAACAACCAGTTCACCCCGGACGAGGTCTACGATAACTATCCCGCCGACCGCCTGATGCACGACATTGCGCTGGCGCTGATGGCCACCCAGACCCAGACTACGGAGGTGCTGGACACTTTCCCTACGATTCCGGCGGTGCAGGAAGCGGAGCAGATTCTGGCGGAGGCGGAGAATCCGGAAGTGACGATTCCGCAGGAAGCCTGACGCTGCCGGAATATGTGTACGCCACCTACAACGAACTGATGAAGAACGGCTGGCGCATGAAGGAAATTGACGAGATGGACATGCTGGGCTTTCTGCGCCTGCGGGCATGGGACGCCCGGCGGGAGCAGGAAAAGAAGAAACCCCGGCAGCGCTTCATTGATGAAGTCTGGCCGGGGGTGAAGCCATAATGATTTGTTTACCCACGTGTGATTATATGCCATATCACAGGGTCAACAAATCCACAGGATGCGTATAGCAAGAGTGGCTGTTCAGGGTTTTGCATTCTTCCAGAAACCGTCACAAAAGAAGCTCCTTTTGTTTTCATCCGACGGAGCAACTTGCATACGACAAATCGCCCTATCCCATTACGCCGATACATGGGGGAAACCTGAATCCACTCCAGAATTCCTTCGCCAATACGCTGGTCGTATTCCGCAATCCCTGAAGCCACAATCATATGATTGCTCGGTTCTCTGATAGCAATCCACAAATCTGGATCATAAACCGGGTGCTTCATATAGCTTTGCAGTTCATTACTTGTGATACCTGTATCCCGATAGCATTCGCAAATGTGATCCGAATACTCGTTCACAGAAGCTGCACTTATTGTGAATTCAACCGGGAGACAGCAATCAGTAATTCTCCCGAGGTTGTGAATCGTTTTGAAATAAGGATCATCATTGCCACGAAGTTGAACAGAAGAAAACAAATCGTCACGGATAATCGACATATGTTCTGGAATCGTGATGGTTTCAGTCTTCCACCACGGCAGTGATGACGCTGCGCACGGATTGAACAAATACTCCGCTTCTGTCATCGTCATCAAGCCCCCATTCCATACCGTAATTTCTATGGTCATTATATCCCAGAACCCCTTATCTCGCAAGAAAAAGAAGGTGAAATCTCATGGCCGAAACCCTGCGCGAACTGGTGGTCGCGCTGTCGCTGGACTCCAGCAATTTCTCGCGCAATATACGCACCATCAACCAGCAGATCAAGGAAGCCGAGTCCACCTTCCGTCTGGCAGGCGCTGGCGTTGAGAACTATGAGAAGACCATCGCAGGTACGGAAGCCAAGCTGTCCATGCTGGGACAAAAGCTCACCCAGCAGCAGCGGGCCGTGGAACAGTACAGCCGGGCGCTGGTTGCGGCGAACGATAAGCTTAAGGAAAACTACAACCGCCATCAGGATTACACACAGCGGCTGGAGCAGGCTAAAGCCCGGCAGGAAGACCTGCGCTTCGAGGTGGAAGCAGCGACTGTTGCCTATGAGGGCTACCGGGATTCCCTTGGAGAAACCGACTCCGCCACTATCGCCGCCAAGCAGAATCTGGAGCGGTACCAGCAGGAATATGAGGAGGCCACCGCCGATGTCACCAAGCTGGACGGTCAGGTCAAAGCCCTGCAGAAAACCATGCAGAACAGCGCCGACGCTGTCAGCAAGGCCCAGGCCGACCTGAACAATGCCAAGGCATCTGTCAAGGAAACGGAAGCCGAAATCCGGAAGCTGACGGAACAGCTGTACCGGATGCAGTCTGCATGGACGCAGGCTGGCGAATCCCTGACTGCGATCTCTAAGAAGTGCGAGACCATCTCCAAGGCCATGACCAAGGCCGGGAAAAGCCTGACCACCCATGTTACGGCTCCCATCACGGCACTTGGCACTGCCGCCATTAAAGCATCTGTGGATTATGAATATGCCTTTGCCAATGTACGCAAGACCGTAGACGCCACAGAAGAGGAATACGACCGCCTGTCCCAGTCCGTGAAGCAGATGAGCACGGAGGTTGCCGCGTCCGCAGAGGATATCGCAGAGGTCATGTCCATTGCAGGCCAGCTGGGTATTGAGAACGAGCACCTTGCTGAGTTCACCCGTACCATGATCGACCTGGGAAACAGCACAAACATGGTCGCTGCGGATGCCGCCAGTGAAGCAGCCCGGTTTGCCAACATCATGGGCATGAGCCAGAACGAATTCCAGAATCTGGGCTCCACCCTGGTCGACCTGGGCAACAATTACGCCACCACCGAATCGGAGATTATGGCCATGTCCCTGCGTCTGGCTGGCGCGGGCAAGCAGGTGGGACTATCGGAAGCGCAGATACTGGGCTTTGCCGCCGCCCTGTCCTCCGTGGGCATCGAAGCGCAGATGGGCGGCTCTGCTTTCAGTAAGGCGCTCATTAAAATGGAGGTTGCCGCCGCCACGGGCGGTGACGCTCTGGAGGACTTCGCCCGGGTCTCCGGCATGAGCGCGTCCCAGTTCAAAGAACTGTGGGAACGAGACGCCGCCGGGGCCTTTCAGGCGTTTATTGTGGGCCTGTCCAAAATGGACGAGGAAGGCGTCAGCGCCATTAAGACTCTGGACGACATCGGGATCGCCGAGATCCGGCTCAGAGACACACTTTTGAGAGCGACAAACGCTACTGAGCTATTCAGCAAAACACAGTCCACTGCTAATAAGGCATGGGAAAAGAACACCGCCCTGACGGATGAGGCTAATAAGCGGTATGCCACCACAAAATCCCGTCTGACCAACCTGAAAAACACCGCGCTCATGTTCGCCCGGCAGATCGGCGATGATTTGAATCCCACCCTCCAGAAGCTGATCGACAAGGCCAATGACCTGCTGCAGAAGTTCCTGTCGCTCGACAAGGGGCAGCGGGAATCTATCGTGAAATGGGCCGCCTTTGCCGCCGCTGTCGGCCCTGTTGTGCTGGTTTTGGGCAAGGTCGTAGGCGCGGTGGGCACTGTCACAGGCGCTCTGGGGAAAGCCTTCACGGCGCTGGGCGGTTTCTCCGCCAAAGTCAGCATGGCGGGCGGAGGTTTGGGCGGACTGGTCAAAACGCTGGCTTCCTCCAAGCTGGCCATGGTGGCCCTGTCCGCCGCGCTGGTGTATGGGGCTGTCAAGCTGGTGGACTACGCGTCCGGAGCGAAAGCCGCCCGTGAAGCCCTGGAGGGCATGGCGAAAACTGCGAAGGAATGGAAAGAGACCGCTGCCGAAACCTTCTACGGCAATTCTCAGGGCTTGTCCTTTTTCGGCATGAGCAGGGATGACTTCACCCGCGAGGTGGCCAGCAGCCGGGACTGGATGAACGGCCTGCTGGCGGTATGGTCGGACGGCAAGAAGGAAACCAATGAAATCGTCAGCGAATGGACGGATTCCTTCAAGAGCCTGACCGGCAGCACCCGCACCGAACTGGAAAATCTGAAACAGCAGGCGGATAAAGCCGGGTACACCTCCGTGTCCGAGCAGCTGCAGGGCGATATGGACACGCTGGATGCCATGGACAAGGAGATCGCCAAGCTCCTGAAGAAGCGCCAGAATAAAATGCTGACGGAGAAGGACAAAATCCGCCTGCAGGAGCTCATCGACACCCGTGAAGCCATCGAGGTGAAATACCACCTCTCCGCCGCCGATACGGACGGTTTCGATACCATCCGCAATAAGGTGGAGGCAGAAATCGCCCGTGCGGAAGCCCGTGGGCAGGAGGTCAGCGCCAGCGTGTACGAAAACGCCATGGTGGCCGCCGCCGAGGGCATGGCCGCTGTCAATTCCTCCCTGGATGCGCAGTACGACAAGGAATACGCCCTCATTCAGCTGATCGAGGACAGTACAGAGCGCCAGCAGGCCATGGACGCGCTGAATGCCAAATATAATGAGGACAGGCGCTCCGCCGCTTTGGAATACGCGTCCCTTATGGCCGATGTGGTGATGCCCGTGTGGCAGCAGGAGGACATTCAGACCGCCAAAGGTCAGGTGGGCGACCTGATGCAGCTGCTCCGTCAGTACAGCGCTGCATCCACCGACGCGGAGAAGAAATCCTTCCTGCCACAGTTAAACCAGCTGACCGTCAGCATGGATGAAGGGGCGCTCACCGAGTACGTAGGTCTGCTCACCCAGATCCAGAGCCTTCTGGACAGCGGCATGACGGAAACCGAAGTGCAGGAGCTTTTCCCGGGAATCGACTTTTCCTCCGCGCTGGAACAGCTGGCCGCCATTCAGACCTACCTGAACGACAACAAGTGGGACACCAACCTCACTTCCCTGAACGAGATGTTCGGGGAAGCCGTGGGCGAAGAAGTGCTGAAAATCGCCACCGATCTGGACATGACCGGGGCCATGGAGCGCTGGCAGGAATGGGCCAGCAATCCCGGCGCGATCACCACGGACGCGGTTATTCAGGGATACACGGAAGCAGAGAACGCGACCAAACAGCAGCCGCTGGTGGATGCCTTTGTGGCGAAGTACACCGAGCAGCCGGAAGGTGCGGATAAATCCTCCCTGACGCCTGCCGGGCTGGTGGCCTATGTGCAGACCTATGCCGAAGCCACCACGGGCACCGATGTGTCCGGGCTGAATCCCACCAATGTGACCGCCATGGTCAGCGCCTACAAGGAACTGGCATCCGGCACCGACGTCACCCAACTGAAGCCCAGCGAGATCACGGCCTATGTGTTCAAGTATCTGGAAGAGCATGAGGTTGACACCACAGGGCTGACCCCGGACGGCGTGACCGCCTTCGTTATGGCCTACGAGGAAGCTACAGGCGGCGCATCCACGGCGGCCCTGAAGCCCTCCGATGTGGTGGGCCTCATCACGAAGTACGCGGAAGCGGAAAATGTGGATGTGTCCTCGTTGTCCTCCGCGCAGGTGGAAGGCATCGTCACCAAATTCGCCGAGGCCACAGGCTGTGATAAATCCGAACTGCTGAAGGAGTTCACCGCCTACATCACCGAGTATAGAGAAGCGGCGGGCGTGAAGAAGCCCACCCTCAACCTACAGGTGGGGCTGGCGGGATATGACCTGCTGGCCTATCGCCGCTGGCTGAAGAACAACAAGGTGGAAGTAGAAGGCATCGTCCGCCTGTCGGAAGCGTATGAAGACCCGTCCTCTGTCCTTGGAGAATCCGGGGTGAAATACTGGAAGGACGGTCAGGAAATCCCCGTCACCGCTGTGACCTCAGATATGCTGCGCTCGGACGATGTGGCCATCCTGGACAAGGACGGCACCATGCACGTGCTCATCACCACCGAGGTCACGGGTGCTCCGGAAGCCATCGCTGAAATGCGTCAGCAGGTGGCGGAGGTGGATCAGCTGGGCATGACCAAGCTGGGCACCGCCCTGACGGGCATCATGCCCATGTCCCTGATGGACTACATCAAATCCGCAGAAAAGCGCATCGCCGATGCCAAGGGCTCTCTGGATCAGTGGTGGAACTTCATCTACGGCGGCAACGAAGGCATCATGCGGACGCTGGATCAGTCCATGCAGTACGACTTCGACGCCGAAAACGTCGCCCAGCTTGCCACCTATGTGGCCGAGGTCGTGAAGGCCATCCAGAACGGCGAGGCGGTTTCTCAGGAAGACATGGACAACCTGAAAGCCATCCTGCAGTTCGTGCAGGACTTGGACTCCGTGGGTGTCGGCGAAAACGTAACCGCCGGGATCGCGGAAGGCATGACGGAAGCGGGCTGGGACACCAGCGCCGAGACGCTGGCCACGAATCTGGAGACAGCCATCAACAGCGCGTTGATCATCAACAGCCCTTCCGAGCGCATGAAGCCCGCTGGCGAGTATGTCGCAGCAGGCGTCGGCGCGGGTATGGGTGAATATGACTTCTCCACGGATGCCGCCTCGCTGGCGGGCAACCTGGAGAGCGCTCTTTCCGCTGCCCTGACGGCTGAATCCCTCGCGCCTTCCGGCAATACGGCCATGGCCGGGCTGGCAGGCGCTCTGTCCTCCTATGACATGAGCGACACGGGCAGCACGATTTCCGGCAATGTGAAATCGGCGCTGTCCGGCAGTCTGACGGCTGTGAGCCTGAAATCCATCGGCACCAACGCCATGGCGGGCCTGAAGGCGGGCATCAATGCTGGGCGATCCGGAGTGCTCAGCGCCATGCAGTCCGCCGCCCGCGCTGCCGTGAACGCAGCCAAGAAGGAACTGAAGATCGCGTCCCCGTCAAAGGTATTCCGGGATGAGGTCGGCTCCATGACCATGAAGGGCTTTGGAGAAGGCGTCCTGAAGGAAAGCCGTGTGCAGGCCCGCATCGTGAAGAACGCCGCCCGGTACCTGACCGGGGAAGCCAAAGAAGGCACGGTCGCTTTTGGCTCTACAGATAATCGAAAGACCTACAACAACACATCTTCCGTCAACCTGTCCGGGAACAATTTCTATGTGCGGGATGAGCAGGACATCCGCTCCCTGGCCATTGAGATTGCCACCCTGACAAGGAGACAGCAGCGCGGGCGCGGCCTGCGCATGGCGTAAGGTTTAACTTGACTTTCAGCCCGTTCAGAGGGATAGATACCACACCCTGAAAACGAAGGAGGAAACCGCCATGAGATTTACGATGCAGATCAGGCCGGAAGTGCTGAAAAAGCTCCGGGAGGATTACCCGCCCGGATGCCATGTGGAACTGGTGCGGATGTTTGAGGAACCGAGGAAGGACATGCTGCCCGGCCTCACGGGAGAAGTGATGTTCGTGGACGACGCGGGCGGTGTGCATGTGGCATGGAGCAACGGCTCCACCCTCGCTGCCATCCACGGCATCGACATCATCCGCAGAATCGACTGATACAAGCAAACGTCATTGGCTGCCCGTCAAAAGGCGGCCTTTTGACGTATTGGAGGACATTATGCAGGACTATTTCATCTGGAACGGTACCGACTGCCGCCAGTACGGCATCCATGTGACGGAGCAGCCGCCCGTGACCATTCCCGCCGAACGCAGCACCCAGATCAATGTGCCCGGCAGACCGGGAAGCCTGATACAGCTGGAAGGCGAAGATGTGTACGACGATCTGTTGCTGACCGCCACATGCTTTATCTCCGATCCTGCCCAGATCCCGGCCATCGCCGCCTGGCTGAAAGGCAGCAGCATGGTAACCTTTGCCAACCGGACGGGCGGATACTACAGGGCGCGGATCGCCAACCAGATCCCCTTTGAAAAGGTGCTGAGGGGCAACCCGCACTGTACCTTCGCTGTGAATTTCCGCTGCTTCCCGTTCTGGTATCAGGAGAATGTGGCGGACATCACCGTCACCCAGTCGGGAACGATGGTCACCAATCCCGGCAGCGTATACGCTGAGCCGCTTCTCACGGTATACGGCTCCGGGGACATCACGCTCATGGTGGGCACGACCATTGTGGAACTGGAGGATATTTCCAGCAGTATCGTTATTGACTGTGCTCTGAAGGAAGCCTATCTGGGAAATGCCCTGATGAACGACCACATGGCTGGGGATTTTCCTGTGCTGAAACCGGGAGCGAATGCCGTCAGCTGGTCTGGAACGGTGACAAGAGTGGTCATACAGCCAAACTGGCGATATCTGTAATGAACCGAGGTGATTCCCATGATCTGTGTTTATCCTGCCGACTGCGCGGACTTCTCCACCAACGGAAACGGCACTCTTTCCCCGCTGTCGGCGAACGTGACGGAAACGCTAAACGGCGAGTATGAACTGGAACTGGTGCATCCCATTGATGAAGCCGGGAAATGGCAGCGGCTGGTGGAGGGATGCATCCTCCGCGCTCCGGTGCCTGCCGCCATGACGCCCCGCGTACACTTCTCCGCGCTGGGCGACGACAGCGGCGCGGAAGTCTGGCGGGTGAACACCGACTTCTCCGGAGCGCAGACCCGGAAAGGCACACTCCGGCTCCGTTCCGGCCCCGGCACCAAATACAAGACGCTGGCCAGCTACAAGCACGGCTCCCTTGTTCAGGTCGTCACCAAGACCAACAGCAGCTGGTATGAGGTCACCGCCCCGGATGGGAAGCACGGGTACATGTCCACCACCTATTTGGTGTTTGATCACAGGGAAAGCTCCGCGTCAGAGGCAGTATCCTCGACAGTAGAGGAACGCCAGCTGCGGGATCAGCCTTTCCGTATTTACCGGGTGGTGCCGGAGATTGACAAGATCACCGTTTACGCCCGGCATGTGTTCTACGACCTGCTCGACAATATACTCAAGTCCTACAAGCCCTCATCCTCTGCGGTGGGGGCTTCTGTTGTGCAGACCATTTCTTCTTCCTGCTTATCGGAGCATGATTTCACCTTCTATTCCGACCTGGACAGCCGGGCGGAGGACGTGGAGTTTGTGAACATCAATCCCGTGGATGCCCTGCTGGGTGAAGGTGGTGTGGTGGAGAAATACAAGGGCGAGCTCACGCGGGACTGGTGGGATGTATTTCTGGTGAAGCGCGTGGGCCAGGACAGCAACGTGCAGATCAGGCAGGCGAAAAACCTGCTGGGCATCAGCTATGACGTTGACCTGACCGATGTGGTCACCCGCATTATGCCCACAGGCGAGGACGCGGACGGAAACGTGCTGTACCTCCCGGAACTGTTCATCGACAGTCCGCTTATCGGGAATTATACCCACCCGAAATGGATTCACCTGCCCGTTTCGGACGCCAAGGAAAAGACAGACGGCGACGACAAGAAAACCAAAGAACAGTGCTACGCCGCCATGCGGGAAGCGGTGCAGGCCCAGTATGACGCGGGCTGCGATATGCCCACCGTCACTCTGAACGTGGATTTCATCAACTGCGCGGAAACTGAGGAGTACAAGGAGTACGGCTTCCTGCAGAACATCTACCTGGGGGACGCTGTGCGGGTCATCGCGCCCCGAATCGGGGTACAGGTGTCCATGCGTATGACCCAGTATACCTACGACTGCCTGACGAAGAAGTACACCAGCATGACCCTGGGCACGGTGGCCGATACGGTGGAGGGCAATACCATCTCCGCGAGACAGCTGCCCAGCGGTATTATCACCGGGAGCAAGCTGGCTATTAACTCCGTAGGCACAGGCGCTCTGCAGTCTGGCTCAGTCGGCTCTGTCCAAATTCAGATGGCAGCGATTGAGACCGCGCACATTCAGGACGCGGCCATCTCCAACGCCAAAATCGGACAGGCCGCCGTGGGCACCGCCAATATACAGGACGCTTCCATCGTGCAGGCGAAAATCGCTGAGGGCGCGATTGGCACAGCTCAGATCGGTGACGCCACCATCGACCGGGCGAAAATCAAGGAAGGCGCTATCGGCTCGGCACAGATTGAAGATGGCGTAATCACCGCCGCGCATATCGGCGCGGGCGAGATACAGGAAGCCAATATCCATGACGGAGCCATTACCCGTGCCAAGATCACGGATGGCGCTATCCGGAACGCGCATATTCAGGACGGTGCCATTGACACAGCCAAAATCGCGGACGCCGCCATTACCAACGCGAAAATCGGCGGTGCGGCCATCAGCACGGCAAACATTCAGGATGGTGCCATTGTGCGGGCCAAAATCCTCGACGGTGAAATCGTCACCGCAAAGATTGCTGACCTCGCCGTGGCCGGGGCAAAGATTGCGGATCTTGCCGTCACGACCGCCAAGATCGCGCAGGCGGCGATCACCAACGCACAGATCGCCAATGCCGCCGTGGATACGGCTCAGATTGCTCTTGGTGCCATCACCGCCGCCCTGATTGCCCAGGGTGCTGTGGGCACCGCGCAGATCGCGGACGCCAGCATCACGGACGCGAAGATCGTAGAGCTCACTGCCAATAAGATCAATGCAGGTACACTTTCCGTGGAGCGCCTGATCATCCGGGGCAATAACCAGTCCCTGATCTATGCCATTAATAACATGGGCCAGCTGGTTTCGGCAGAGGTCGATACCATTGACGGCTATGTACTGACTGAGCGCACCATCACGGCGGACAAGATCGTCGTGCACAGCATCACAGCAAATGAACTGGCTGCGCACACAATCACAGCCAATGAAATCCTCGCCGGGACGATCACGGGCAACGAGATCGCCGCTGCCACCATTGAGGGCAGCAACATCAAGGCAGGGACGCTGACCACATCCCATGTAGCTGCGGACTTTGGAGAATCGCTCGACCTGTCCAGCAACCGGAGTGTGGCCATCAGTGTGGAGAAAGCGCTGGAAGGCATGTCTGTCGGCGGCAGGAACTATGTGCTGAATTCCGGCTCCGAATCCACAGGAACAGCTGACCTCATTGCCCGGTACTCCCTGGCTGAAGCCATGGAGGAAGGCGAAACCTATTCGACCTCCCTGTCCATCTCCATGTTGGATCTTTCCCGGATTACGGTACGCACCTCCGAAGGAGACAAGGTGCTGGCAACGATCCGGCTCGATGACGTCGATACGCAGACTGTCAATGCTTCCTTTACAGCAGAATACGCCAGCGGAAAGACGCCGGACGATAATCCCGATTACGGCGACATCCTCATTTATCGTGATCCAACAGGCGACGCTGACCCCGAAACCACTACCGTTCATTGGGTAAAGCTGGAAAAGGGCTCCATGGCCACCGACTATACCGCCGCTCCCGAAGACGGCGAAGCGTCCCTGGAGCAGAAGCTGGCTTCTGTCCGGGCGCAGATCAGCACCGAGGGCGACAGCATCCGGCAGGAGGTACAGGCGAATTACGCGCTGGCCAGCGATATGTCCCAGGTCAAGTCTCAGATGGGCACACTCTCCGAGCAGTCGGAAAGCAACTTCACCTGGGCCGTCACCCGCATTAATCAGATGCAGCAGGACATGGAAACCGCCCAGGAAGCCACAGAGGAACAGCTGGCGGTCTTCCGCACCTATATGACCTTTGATGAGGATGGGCTGATTATCGGCAAGACCGGGAACCCGTTCACTTTCCGTGTCGTAAACGACCGTCTGACCTTCTACATGAACGACACCGAGGTGGCGTACCTGAGCAACAACAAGCTGTACGTCACGCAGGCGGAGATCATCAGCAAGCTCATCATCGGACGCTTTGCTTTTGAACCCCAGACCAACGGGAACCTCTCCCTGATCTACAACGGCTGATGCCGGGAAAGGAGCAGTTATGGCGACAACCGTATCCTATGCCGCGTCGCTCTGTACGCGGAAATACACATCCTCCGCTAATGCTAAAAGCAGCGCAGCCTGTCAGGAATTCTATGATTCCAGCTACAACTACGTCGGCATCATCAGCTTCTCCGGCATGAACCTGGCGAACAAGGTGATCACCGGGATCTGGCTGGACATTGACGCGGCGAAGGCAGGCTACGGCGCGGGCAGCACCAAGACTGTCTTCCTGCGAAAAGCCAACTACCAGAACGGCATTGCCTCCGGGGTAGCAGGCTGGGAATACACCGGGGATGAGCTCGGCACCTTTGACGGTTCCTTCTACGGGAACTATACCAGCTATTACATTACCGGATCGCTGTTCAATGCCATGGCGGCATACATTGCTGCCGGGAACAACAGCTTCACCATCTATAACCCCTATGCCAGCGCGTCTTCCCACGGGTATTCCTTCAACTACCTGCAGTGGGAAAGTGTCGTTATCACGATCACCTATGAGGAGGCTGTATCCCAGCCTACGGTTTCTTCTTCCTCCGTCAACCTGGGCAGTGCCCTGACGATCTATACCAACCGACAGAGCACGGCGACCGTACACACCATCTCTTACTGGTTCGGTGAAACGAGCGGAGCCATTGCCACAAACGTCGGCGCGTCCGTTTCCTGGACGCCGCCTTTATCGCTGGCAAGCCAGATCCCGAACGCTACCAGCGGAATCTGCACGATCACCTGCAACAGCTTTGTCAACGGGACGCTGACCGGAACCAGAACGTGTTCGGTCACACTCACCGTACCTGCGACCGTCGTTCCATCCATTTCCTCTGTGACAGTGGAGGATGCCAACGAGACCGTGGTGACGAAGATTGGTGCCTATGTGAAATCCCTGAGTACGCTCTCAGTGGCCATTACGGCGGCAGGCATTTATGGGAGCACCAATTTCTTCCTACCGTACCTCGCTGGATGGCGTCACCTATACGGCGGCATCCTTCACGGCCAGCAAGAAACTGTCTGCCGCCGGGGACATGACTCTGACGGTCACCGTCACCGACAGCCGTGGCCGGACAGCCACCTACACGAATACCTTTAATGTGCTGGACTACGCGGTGCCGTCCATTAAGAAGTTCTCGGCTGAACGATGCAGTTCGGATGGCTCGGCGGCACAGCTGGACGGTACCAATGTGCGATACTCCTTTGAGGGCAGGGTCAATTCCCTGGGCGGGAAGAACGGTCTTTCCTGTGTGGTGTATTACAAGCTGAAATCCGCCACCGCATGGACGCAGGCGGAGAAGATGTCCATTACCTCATATAACCTGAGCGCCACCAACAAACTCCTGACCCAGACCTATGACGCGCTGAACAGCTATGACCTGAAAGTCCGCCTGACGGACTATTTCTACTATGTGGAGCAGTCCGTGTCCATCGGCACGAAGGGTGTCATACTGGATTTTCTGTCGGATGGTACGGGTGTGGGCATCGGCAAGGTGGCGGAGACTTCGGGCTACATCGAATGCGGCTGGCCGTTAAAGCTGTCCTCGCCGCTGGCCATTGCCTACGGCGGCACGGGAGCCACATCGGCGGCAAACGCCATCGCGACGCTGGGCGGGGTGAAGAAATCCGGGGATACAATGACGGGCAACCTGTCTATCTCCGGCTACCTGTACCCGTCCCTGTATCTTCTGCCTACCTATAATAGCACCACCAACCGCACGGTGTTTGAGGGGAGCTATGCGGGCGCGTCCTCCTTCGCCGCCTGGGAGGACAGCACGGGCAACAACCGCCGCATGCTGGAAGTCAGGACGAAGGCCTATCAGAACAGTCTGGATTATGCCGTGCTGCTGCGCGTGTGCGACGCGGGCACATGGGCAAATTACCGCATTTTCCACGCAGGCATGCCTTCCGGTGTGCCCATCGCCAATGGCGGCACAGGAGCCACCACCGCCGCCAACGCCAGAAGCAATCTGGGCGCGAACAACGCCAGCAACATCAACGCCGGGACGCTGGCCATGGCCAGACTACCCTTCAAGGTAGCATACGGCTCCGGAAACGTGTCCGGCAACAGCGCCCTTTCCATCAATTACAGCAGCGCGGGCTTCACGTCCGTGCCCTGTGTGGTGGTGACATACTCCACAACCGGCTCTAACTGGTCTGGAGATAACGGTGCTCTGAAGGTGCACAGCAAGACCACCACAGGCGCGACCGTCATCGTCGGCGGCAATTTCAACACCAGCAGGGCCATCGACTGGATAGCAATTGGAGTGTAGGTCGATGAAACTTCATTACTCCCGGGACAAGCCGCTCTCATACGAGGGCGGTTTTTCTATATCAAACAAACGAATGGAGGAAACAAGAATGCGTAACTTTTCTATCGACCTGATCTGGACGAAGGTGCAGATCGCCATCACCGCGCTGGGCGGGTGGCTGGGCTATTTTCTTGGAGGTGTGGACGGAATGATGATCGCGCTGATTGTGCTGATGACGCTGGACTACATCACGGGCGTCATGTGCGCCATCGTGGATAAGAAGCTGTCCAGCGCCGTAGGCTTTAAGGGTATCTGCAAAAAGTGCCTGATCCTGATGCTGGTGGGCGTGGCCAATATCATCGACCTGCATGTGGTGGGCAGTGGCAGCGCCCTTCGGGGAGCGGTGATCTGCTTCTACATGAGCAACGAGGGCCTTTCCCTTCTGGAGAACGCGGCCTACATCGGCCTGCCCATTCCCGACAAGCTGAAAGACATCCTGGAACAACTGCACGACCGGGACAAGAAGGAAGACAAGACGACCGACACGGGCGACGGCGAATGACCGCCGCCCTCTTTTCATGATCGGAGGGAATCACGATGTCTGAAAGAATCAATACGCCTTTCACAAATGAGCACTTTGCGGCCTGGTGCCAGAAGATGGTGGGCCAGCCTTACTGGTACGGCACCTGCGTCTACAAGGCTACCAACAGTCTTCTGTCGAGGAAGAAAAACCAGTACCCGTCCCATTATACCGAAAGTCGTATGTCCAAATACAAGCAGCACATCGCTAACAATGCGGTGGTCTCCGACTGCATCGGGGGCTGTAAGGGCTACGCCTGGACAAACGGCGGTCAGGGTGTGCTGGAAGCCATCGGCACGGATAAATCCATCACCAGCAAGTACGGCTCCAACGGCTGCCCGGACAAGGGAGCCAACAGCATGTTCAGTTGGGCCAAGAGCAAGGGCATGGACTGGGGCACCATCGACACCCTGCCGGAGATCCCCGGTGTGGCGCTGTACAAGGATGGCCATGCGGGCTACTACATCGGAGGCGGCTATGCCGTGGAGTGGCAGGGCTTCAGCGCCGGGTGCGTCAAGACCCAGGTGAAGAAGCGGCCCTGGACGCACTGGTATAAGCTGCCCTTCATCAATTACGGCGATACAAGCGGGGCGCAGCAGGCCGTAGAAGCGGTCACCGCTTACACCCTTGGCTCCCGCCTTCTGAAAAAGGGCTCCTCTGGCTCTGATGTCAAAGCCCTGCAGGAACTGCTGAATCAGCTGGGTGCGGCGCTGACCGTGGACGGTGAGTTCGGCAGCAAAACCGAGACTGCTGTGAAGGCTTTTCAGAAAAAGGCAAGCCTGAAGCAGGACGGCAAATACGGCGACCAGACCCACGCCGCCCTGTTGGCGGCAGTCTCCGAGCAAGACGCAGGTCAGCAGGCCATGACGGAAACCCAGCCCGCGCCGGAACAGGAACAGCCCATTTCCGGGCAGACCACCATCCGGGTGACCATCCGCTCCAGCGGCGGCAAGGTCAATATCCGCACAGGCAACGGCACCAGCTACAGCCGCATCACGGCAGTCGCCGACGGCACCGTGCTGGAGTACGTGGCCACTGCCCTTAACGGCTGGCAGGCGGTCAAGATCGGCAGCCAGGTCGGCTGGGTCTCCGGGGAGTACAGCGAGATTACAACGGAATAAAACCATCACGGGCTTTGCTTTCGGGCAAGGCCCATTTTATTTTTGGGAAAACCGGAAAAACCGCTCTCCAACTGTCCGTAAGGCGGTGAAGGAGACCATCCTTCGGATTGGAGGAAGTCAGATGACTGATTTGGAGCAGCGGAAAATCATCGTGCTGCGCAGCGAGGGCAAGAGCTATAACGCCATCGCGGGCGAAATGAATCTGTCGGTCAACACTGTCAAAACCTTCTGCCGCAGGAACCGTCTGGGCGGCACGAGAGGAATCGAAAAAGAATCTGAAAAGGCCCCTGAAATTGACTTGCTAAGTCAGAAAAACAGAGGTAATACTACTGACACCGACAAGCCGGAAAGCCTTGAAAACACTGGTTTTTCGGCTCCTCGGAGGGCTTTCAAAGTCAAGGTTACATTTGCCGAGAGCGCGGACGAGCAGGCCATCCCTGATGTGATGGAAATGCTGCTGCGCTCCCGGTACAGACAGGGGTGATGAAGATGAAAAGAGTGATATGCCTTTATCGCGTTTCCACGGTGGGCCAGGTGGATCATGACGATATCCCCATGCAGAAAATCGCCTGCAGGGAATACGCCGCCACCCATCCCGACTGGGAAATCGTGGATGAGATTTCCGAAAAGGGGGTCTCCGGATACAAGATCAGCACCAACGCCCGCGATGCCATCATCGAAATCAAGAAGAAGGCCATCAACAGGGAATTCGACGTGCTGCTGGTTTTCATGTTTGATCGTCTGGGCAGGCGCGAGGATGAAACGCCCTTTGTGGTACAATGGTTTGTGCAGCAGGGCATCGAAGTCTGGTCTACCCGCGAGGGCGAGCAGCGTTTCGACAACCACGTGGACAAGCTGCTGAATTACATCCGCTTCTGGCAGGCGTCAGGGGAAAGCGAAAAGACCTCCATCCGCGTCAAGACCAAGCACATCCAGATGGTGGAAGCCGGCCAGTACCGGGGCGGCTACGTACCATACGGTTACAAACTGGAGCATCAGGGACGCACCAACAAGAAAAACCAGCCCGTGAGGGACTTGGTGATTGACGAGGACGAGGCCGCCGTGGTACGGGAGATTTTCCACCTGCTCACGGACGAGGGCTACGGCACCGTGCGGGTGGCCAATTACCTGAACGATAAGGGCATCAAGACCAAGCGCGGCAAGAGCCTGTGGCGCGGCACTTCCATCCGGGCGCTGATCGATAATCCCATCTACATCGGGATTTACCACATGGACGGTGCGCAGTCACAGCCCTTTGATCATCTGAAGATTGTGGATGAAGCCATGTTCGAACGGTGCCAGCAGACGGTAAAGGGCCGGGCCACCTGTCTGGGGGATAAGATGACCATGCCCGTCAGGACGGACACCCGCAGCCTTTTGTCCGGCATCATCTACTGCGCAGACTGCGGCTCCCGCCTGGCCTACAGCCACAACGTCACCCGGCGAAAGCTGGCGGACGGCACGGAGCGGGTGTACGAGCGGGAATGCTACCGCTGTTACCGGAAGATCAACGCCAGGGAGACCTGCGACGGGCAGAGCTCCTACAACGCCGAGACCATCAACGAAACGGTGCTCTACGAGGTGCGCAGGATTTTGAACGCCATCAAGTCCAAGCCTGAAGCGGCCCTGCTGGAGAAGGCCAAGGAGTGCACCACCGGGGTGAACGAGATTGCCTACCGTCAGGCCGAGGCGGATTTCTTCGAGGCCCACAAGCAGATCACGGCGCTGGAAGATCAGACCATGAAATTCCTGACGGGCGAAAACACGGTGGATATCAGCATCATCAACGCCATGATGCCCAAGTACAAGGAGAAGTTGGCCAACGCCCAGAAGCGGATGGACGAGACCCGTGACAAGATGGAAGCGGAGAAGGCCACTGCGAAGAACGCCGTGCAGGAAGTGACCGACCTGCTTTCCTGGGCGGAGGCCTTCGACGATGCCACCATTGAAGAAAAGCATATGATCATTGCCCGGCTGGTGGAGCGCATCGACATCGGGCACGACTACGAGATTGAGATGAAGTTCCGGATCAGCGTGGAGCAGTACATGCGGATCGCGGCGTAAGCGCAGAGCACACACACCCACAGGGCGACGAGCCTTGTGGGAATTTTTTTGCTTTCCGACACTTTGGTATGCTATAATCCAGCCCTTAAGCCACACCGATTCCAGCCCATCGTTCACCTCGAAAAACAAAGTGCCTGTCACATAAGCCACACCGACAACGTGCACTCAAGTGAAAGACACATCGTTAGCATCGACGATGAACACAGGCATTTTTGAACACCCCTGCGAGCGGGGGAGAGAAATCCATCGTTCGGAAAACGGATGACCTTCGATGTGATCGGAGTGATGGATTTCGTCAATTTTCGGCTCTCCAAAATGAACTTAGCGGTTTCCGGAGAAAAGGAAAAACCCTCGAAAACGTAGTGTTTTCAAGGGTTTGTGGTGGTCGCAACAGGACTCGAACCTGTGACCCCATCGATGTGAACGATGTGCTCTACCAACTGAGCCATGCGACCTAATTCCGAACGTTGTTTGCTTTCAACCAGAAATCGTTCGGTTTCTTTCTGGTTTTCACCATGTCGGTCTTGGTTACCAGTGGGGTGGACACTTAAGTAACTCATAACTCATTCGTCGAGAGAAAGTACCAGTGGGTTCTACCAACTGAGCCAACAGACCACATGCACCAGACGATTCATCCGGCGACAGGAAATAGTATACCATACCTTTGCCCCACTGTCAAGGGGTGTTGGGCAAGTTTTTGATTTTTTCCGCGGCGCAATGTCTGTTTTCGCCACGGGAAAGCGCGCGGCTGGAGGCCCGAACGGCGC